CCTGCGAGAGCTGAAGGCGCAGTTCGCGAAGCAGGTGCTGTCGCCGATCATCAAGCCGGTGCTCGACGTCCAGAACGATACGATCGCGCAGATCCTGAAGCTCTTTGGCGTGAACACCTCCGGCCTCAGCATCGACACCAGCGGCTACAGCTACCAGGGCGCCACCCTGCCGGATTCGATCCGTGGCGGCGCTGACACCGGCACGAACTACGTCGAGCGCGACATGGTCACCTTGTTGCACAAGGGCGAGGCGGTCGTGCCGAAGGCCTACAACCCGGCGGCGGGCGGCGGTGCGGCTGGTGGGGTGAACGTCAACGTCCACAATTACGGCAACGACACCGTGCAGGCGTCGCAAGGCCAGGACGGCGGCGTCGAGCTGGTGATCGGGGCCGCGCACGCGCGCGTCGTGCGTGACTTCGCGACCGGCACCGGCCCGGCGGCCACGGCGGCCCGCCAACGTCAGGGAACGGGGCCCGGCGCGCTCGCCAGGCGCGGCTGATGGCGCTGCCGCTCATCTTTGTCCCGACTGGTCTGCCGGACCCGCTGATCCGCGGCCATTCGCAGACGATCGACGACCAGTTCGATCACGTGCCGATGGTGCAGGGCCAGGGCCGCAAGCGTCGGCTTTACACCGCATCGAACCGCACCGCGCAAGTCGTCTGGCTCCTGACCGAGGAGCAGATGCTGGCCTGGGACACCTGGTTCGAAGAGACGCTAGATCGCGGCAATCGTCAGTTCGCATGCCCGGTCGCGAAGCTCGGGCCGGGCGGCTTCGAATACTGGACCGCGCAGTTCATCGATCCTGATGTCGACGAACCGATCCTGTCGCCGGCTGGGCTGTGGGAAGTCAGCGCGGCGGTGCTGCTGACCGGCGAACCGAGCGACACGCTGCCGGATACTGGAGAGCTCGCGCTATCGACGCTCGTCACGCTCGGCGGTACTGCGGTCCTGTACGTGCCGGCGCCGTTGGTGCTCGCAACACCGGTCAGTCTTGGCGCGACGGTCGGTCTGTCGCTCGACACACCGGTCACACTTGCAGCCGCCGGCGCGCCCGACTTCGAACTGCGTGAAGATGGTGGCTTCGAACTGCGTGAAGATGGTGGCAAGGAAGTACGGGAGTAGAACCTGATGGCAGACCTGAAGACAACCGAAGAAGACCCGGTCAGCGAAGTTCTCTTGGACGACCTGATCCGCCTGGCGCCCGCGGCCGGCGGCAACGCGAAGGCCACGATCGGTCAAGTGTTCGACGCCTTCCTGCCGCTGATTCCTCCGGGCGGTTCCACGTTCCTCTATGCCTCGCATGTGTGGGTTGAAACGACGGCCAACGGCGGCGACGACGCGACCGGCGTCGCTGGCGATCCGTTCCATCCGTTCGAGACGATCGATGCCGCGCTCGACGCGACGACCGGCCCGACCGTACTCCACCTTGGCTTCGGGGCGTTCGACCCGATCACGGACGACCGCAACGGCTCGATCGTGAACGTGTCATCGAAGCTGCGCAGCGATCTGTGGTTCAAGGGCTCGAAGAAGCCGACGCTCGACGACTGGACGACGCCGACGCAGCTGGTCAACGGGACCATCATCAAGGGTCGGCTGAACTTCCATTCGACGCGACACAACATCCGGGTCAGTGACCTCGGCATCGACGTTGGCTCGGCTGTCTGCACTGCGTTGTTCAGCGGCACCGCGCAAGAGGGCCTCCTGTTCAACAACATCCCGCAGACCGTTGCGCTCGCGCAATCGCGCCGGCCGAGTGTCAGCAACGTCATCGTGCTGGCTAAGACGGCCTCCTCTGCAGTGCATGCGTTCCTGCTCGAGAACTGCATCGACTATGACGTCGACGGCCTCGAAGACTACTACGGCACGCACGGCTGTGTGATCAAGTCGATACGTGGATCGATCAATCGCGTCATCTCGCGCGGCCACAGCACGAGCGCGTTTCTGTGGAAAGATGGCGGCGGCGCAGCGAACGTCGGCCCGTGCCATGACGGCACTGCGACCAACCTGGTCGGTGGTTCGTTCGGGTCTGGGGATACGCCAGTCGGCCTGCGGCTCGAGACGGGCAGTGCGAACACCACGAAGAACTTTGGCATCAGCGGTGTGTCGCTGAGCGGCATTGCGACCTACGACTTTCAGACCATCAACCCGGACGGCGGAACCGGATCGCCGCTTGTCTCGAACATCCATGTCGATGGGCTTGTCACCGACAACGGCGAGATTCGCACCGACATCGTTGCTGGCACCGACACGAAGTCGATCTTCATTAACGGGCAGTGCTTGTTCGGTGAGGTGGTTGCGCAGCTCTCGCTCTCGGACCTCACCACGTCACTGACGACGGGAACGACAAAGGCCTACCTGCGGGCGCCCTATGCGTTCAAGCTCACGAACGTGCGGGCCTCGGTGCTCGGCGCGAGTTCGTCGGGGCTGGTCACCGTCGACATCAACGAAAGCGGCGCGACGGTGCTGAGCACGAAGCTCTCGATCGACGCGAGTGAGAACACGAGCGTCACCGCCGCGACTGCTGCGGTGATCAGCGATTCGGCGATTGCCGACGACGCGCTGCTGGAGTTCGACATCGACGCCGCCGGCACGAGCGCCGAGGGGCTGATCGTGACGCTCTATGGGTTGCGGGTGTGACGTGCTGATCAATCCGTACCGCTATGCATCGTCTCCGCTGGATTCGTACACGTCGAATCTATGGGCGGCGTACTCGCTCACGCGCCTGCTGACGTCCTACACCGGCCCGCTCATCCGAGTGCGTCGGAGCAATGACAACGCCGAGCAGGACATCGGTTATTCGGGTCTCGCGCTGGACACGGCGGCCCTCGCGACGTTCGTCGGTTCGAACAGTGCGTTCGTGAAGACGGTCTATGACCAGTCGGGCGCCGCTCACGACCTGACCCAGACCACGACGGCGAAGCAGGCGCGCATTGTTAACGCGGGCGTGTACGACGCGAAAGGATTTTTCGACGGGTCAAACGACTCGATGGTCACGCCAAATTCCAGCGGCACGAACACCGCCTTTCACATTTTCATGAAGGGGAAGATTCGCTCGGAGGGCAGCGTGCGCGTGATCTGCGAGCAGAAGAACCCTGTCACCTATCCAGGCGCACTTCTGTTCACGAACTTCGACAGCGGCAACATCCTGCAGGCTGCGACAGGCCAAGATTCGACGAGTGCCGACCGTGAGCAGACATCGGCTTCAGCATCGTCAGGCTTCGCTGCAGGCGGCGTGCTTGACATCCTGTGGGATCGCACGCAATCGCCGGGAAGCGCGGCCGTCAAGTTCGGTCTGAACGGATCGGTGCAGTCTGCGAACACGCCGGCCGGATCGAACACAACGGCCTTTTCGCCAACGACGTTCGAGGCCGTGCCCTGGTATCTCGCCTCGCGCGGTGACTCCTCTCTATTCAGCGACCTCGATCTGGTGACGTGGGTGATCTACGAAGCCAGCAAGGCCAGCGACCGTGCAGCGATTGCTGCAGCGATTGCCTGATCATGGTTGCACTCGTCTACCCGGATTCGCTGCCCTGTCCGCAAAGCTCGCCGTACGTTCGAGCCGAACGTCGCGCTCTCTCGGCCCTGCCTGGGAAGCGTCGATCTCGCACCTTGTGGCGCGATCGTTTGGGAACCGAGCAGGTGCAGTTCCTGCTGACGTTCGAAGAGACGCTGATCTGGCGCAATTGGTTCGACAACGAGCAGTTGAACGGGGGTGCCTGGTTCTTCGCGTCGTGGCGATTGCCGTCGGGGCGAGAGGGTGTCTATCGTTTCGTCGATGCCCCGAGCTATCCGGAATTCATCCCGCCTGTTGGCTGGCGCGTGACTGCGACACTCGAGGTTCGGGGCCGAGGCATGGCGCCGCAGTCGCACCAACCGCCTGAGATTGATGGCGATGTCGCGATGCTGCTGCACTTCGACGTGGACGAGCCGTTCGTCGATTCCTCGTCGAATCACTACTCGGTCGCGACGTTCGGTGGTGCGTTCTCTGATGACGCCGGCGCGCTGTTCGACGGATCGTTGACAACCGACGGGAGCGCCGGCAGCCGGTGCGAGATCAGCGGGCCGCTGTTGCAGATTCCTCCGAACGTCGAATTCACGCTGGACATTGCTCTCAAGTTCGGGTCGTTCAACAACGGCCTGCAGGTGCTTGGGAACCCCACGACGGGGACATCGTCAACCTACCTGAAGCAGACCGTCGACGGCCTGTCATTTCGCTACGCCGGCGGATCTGATCAATCGCTCGGTGCAGCAGCCGTCGACACATGGCATCGGGTACGAATCTGCTTGTCGATGGCCGGCACGCCCACGCTCTATGGTTTCTTGGACGGCAACCTGGTCTACACCGACACAACGACGGGTGTCGCTGCTGGCACTGAGTCGGATGCATGGTTCATCGGCACCAAGAGTTCCAATCTCCCCCTCGACGGGCAGATCGATGAATTGCAGTTGAAGCTGAACGTCTGCGAGTCGACGTCGAACTACACCCCTAGCGGCGAACCGTTTCCGAACCCATGAGCATCACCAAGCACGGCGTCACGTTCGAGGACGCATACACGGAAGCGGCAGCGGTTGCCTACGCCGGCCGCGCGATGCTGAATTGCTACTCCATCGAGCATCCGCTGCTGCCCGAGATCATCTACTTCGTCGATGACCGCCAGGACTTCGTTGCCATGGTGCCAGGCGTCACCGACCCGGTGACTTTCGAAGCGTGCAAAGTGCGAACCGGGCGCCCCGAAGAGTCGGACCAGGCGGCGACGCCTCAGATCAGGCTCGAGGTCGACAACATCACCGGCGCGATCAGCGACCTGCTCGACATCATCCGCGGCTCGCCGCAGTACACGTGCATCGTGACGAACTACCTCTACGCGAGCGACAACACCACGGCACCAGTGGTGACGCCGCCGGAGGTGATGGAGGTCACCTCGGAGTCGTACGACGAGAACAGC